GTGCAGTTTTGACCATTCCAGCCGCAAGAGCAGAATGATGGTGGAAAATACGGTGGGAAATACGGTGGGAAGAACGGACTGTATATTGTATAGTTTATTGTTGTACCCAATAAAGTTATACTAGTATCAGTAAGTGATGTTGTTAATTTATCTTCTAAAGTTGGATCATTGGTACTTGTTGTTGATACAGTTCCCACCACAAATCCAGCATCGGTTATGGTTGTATTTGCGTTTGATTTTGTTGTACCGAGAAGATATTGCTGGTTTATTGTTTTTTCTAGCCCCGACCCGCACTGCCTGCTGGAATTGTCATAAAATTAAACCTTTAGATCGCCAACTGCCACCCAGGTAGTTGAATTTAATCTTATAAGTGTAGCAGATGACCACTGCGCACGCAAACGATACCCTGGAGTGCCATTTACTGTTATTCCAGATCCAGCTATTGTAACTTCTCCAGTTCCAGCTCTTAAAAGATCTATTCTATCTCCATCATTAAATGTAGCAGAAGTAGAAATAGTTATGGTCATATCGGAAGAGCTGTTTGCTACTATTAATTTAGCGAGGTCTGTAGAGACCAGAGTATTGCTTGAGGTAACTGTTCTTAAAGTTGAATTAAATCCTGCTCTTGCGGCACCTGACTGTAGGTCAGTTGTAGTAATATTATTTGATAAATTTAATTTAGAATAATCTATTGCAGCCGCTGAATTAATATCTGCATTTACTACAGAATTGCTTAGTGAAAGTTTTGAATAAGCAATTGCTGCAGTGGTGCTGATATCTGCATTAACTATAGAATTAGACAAGCTTAGTTTAGAATAAGCTATGGCAGCAGATGAATTAATGTCTGCGTTGACGATAGTATTTGAAGCTATTTGTGCGTTGCCAGTATTTGTAATTGTTATATCACCAGAAACCGTAGTATAAGTTGGAACTCCTGAAGCATTGGCTAGTATTACTTGGGCCGAAGTGCCAGATGCTAATTTAGCAATGTCTATCGCTGCTGCAGAATTAATATCAGCATTAATTATAGTGTTTGAGGCTATTTGAACATTACCAGTGTTAGAAATGGTTACATCACCAGAAATAGCTGTCTGTGTTGCTATCCCTCCAGAATTACCAACATAAATATATCCAGAAGTTAACGATGTATTAATAGCGTCTGTTATTCCATAACCCGATAGTGTTGTTGGATTAGTTCCTGCGGTAACTCTACCATAAGCATCTACTGTAACTGATTTATATGTATTAGCTGATACACCAGTTGTAGCAAGATCTATCGTGTCTGAGTTAATAACAATTCTTGAAGTTGATGCGGTTCCTACGTCTAATTGATTACCAGTAATGCTTAGTCCATTACCAGCAGTTAGTGTTGCAGTTCCAGTAAATTGACTAAATGTTATATTGTCAGTATTAATAACAATTGCACTGTTTGTTCCAGTTCCATAAGTTGTTTGTATAAAACCCTGATTTGCGTTTGTACTTCCTGACGTAACAAATACCGCATCTCCTGGAATTACTGTTCCTACTCCAGCTGATCCGTCAAAGTCTGTTGCTCTCATTATTTGCCAAGCTACAGTTCCATTTCCAGTAGTTATGATTCTATAAATACCATTTTGTTTAGCATCGGATTGTGCTTTAAGCAAAATTCTATCTTCAGCTACTACTGTAGCGCCATCAATTGTTCCTATTGCGCCAGCTGTAGCTTTTGTTAAAGTTGCCCCAACACCATTTGTTCCATTATCATAATTACCAGCAAGATTACCAACTGTAGCGGCTTTAACTGCAGTATGCCAGTTAACTCCAGAAGAAAAACTATCAACATAATCTTTAGTTGCAATAACTGAAGTATTTACAGAAACGGTAGGAGTTGAACCTTCTCCAGAATTATTAGTTAATGTTATCCCAGTTCCCGCAACCAAAGAAGAAACGTAGTCACCAGTTGTATCTGTACCCAATGCAACTGAGTTTGCAGCAATGGTAGCAGTAAGTGTTGCATTACCTAGATTTGTAAGTGTTGCACTGCCAGTTAGATCACCATTTAAAGTTATTGTTGGAGAACTTGAAGAGGCGGCTTTTGCATTGAGTTGTGTTTGAATTGAACTAGTTACACCATCTAAGTAATTAATTTCGGTATTACTTACATTCCCTATTGTAGTTGTACTAGGTAATGTTACGTTTCCTGTAAATGTTGGATTTGCTAAATTAGCTTTAAGATCTAAAGCTGTTTGTGTTGCGTTAGATACTGGTTTATTTAAATCTGATGTATTATCAATATTACTTAATCCAACAATTGATTTAGTTGGCGTTACCGCAACCCAGGTATTGCCATCCCATTTAAGCAAATCGTTTGCTGATTTTGAAGAAACATTTACATCACCAACATCATCTAAATTATTTATAGTAGGAATAGATGAATTAATCCAAGTATTTCCATCAAATTTTAAGAATTGACCTGTAGCGTTTCCGCTAATAACAACATCATCCATATCTGTTGTTAAATTAAGTTTTCTATTTATCCATCTGCTTCCGTTATAGACAAGAGCTTCTTCGCTTACTGGAGAACTAAGCATGATATCGCCTGTTAGATTGTCTAGTCTTCCAGTAACAACAACTGCAGTACTTTGAATTGCCCCATAAACAGTGATTTGCATTTCGTTTTCAACGGGAGGGTTAGTAAAGTTTACTGTAACATAATCTACAGAGTAGGCACCTGAGCTATCTGTTGTGCTCCATCTTGTTTGTACAACTTCATTGGTAATGTTACTTCTTACTGTTACTACAACATCTGAAGTATTAAATCCATGAAAAACTGTAAAATCAGTAGATACACCATCACCCTTAGAAAAAGAAACTGTTGTTCCTTGAGGTTGTTCTGGCAAAATGCTATTTACCCATTTTCCTAAATCGCTATCCCATAAAAGAACTTGACCTTCTAAAACATTATTAGTTGCAACGTCTGACAATTTAGCGGTGGTTAAATCATCATTTATCCAAGCAGAACCGTTGTATAACAAAACATCATTGGTTACAACATTTGACAATGTTACGCCAGATATATCGTCTAGCGTTCTATTGTTTGCATAAGTTACGGCGTTAGAGTATGCGGTTGCAGCAACGGTGTTAGCCCAGATTACGGCATTTGATTCCGCGTTGGCTATATTGGAAACCATATTTGTAGTATAGGAATCTGATATTTTTACAACAGGAGTCATTCCTTCGCCAGTATTATCCGTAATGGTTATTCCTGTTCCAGATACAAGATTAGCTACATAATCCCCAGTTGTATCAGTGCCAAGGGCAACCGAGTTAGAAGCAATTGTTGTTGTTATGGTTACGTTAGCGCTACCATCAATAAATACATTACCTGTTACATCACCATCTAAAGTAATCTTTCTTTGGTTTGTCCAAACTAATGCGTTACTTGCAGTGCCTATTACGTTTCCAGTATGAACGCCATTACTGTTTCCAGACAAATTACCAGTAACGTTTCCAGACAAGTTTCCAGTAACATTTCCCGATAAATTACCAGTTACATTACCCAATAAACTTGCAGTAACTTGATTAAAGTTTACATTTGCATTAGTTGCAACAGATTGACCAATTGATATTGTAGGAACTGATGCTTCACCAGAGTTATTTGTAATTGTTATGCCAGTACCAGCAGACAAATGATCTACGTAATCACCTATAGTATCTGTAGAAAGATTAATTGCATCATTAACCCAAGTTGATCCATTATATCTAAAGAAGTCACCATTAGCTGCGTTACTTATAGTTACATCAGTTAAATCATCTATTGATGCATTTAATGCAATTGTTGGTGTTGTACCTTCTCCAGAGTTATTAGATAGCGATATACCAGTTCCAGCAACTAGTGAGGCTACATAATTTCCAGTTGTATCTGCACCAAGAGCAACTGAGTTTGCAACTATTGTTGCACTAAGCGTTACGTTAGAAGATCCATCTATTGAAACATTTCCAGATAAGTCACCGCTTAGGGTTATAACCCTAGCGTTCGTCCATTTTGCTGCTGAACCAGTATATGCGTTTGCTGATAGAACTTCGGTACCATTTATTTTAAAAACTTTACCAGGTGCTAAATCAATATTCTCAGAAGAAGTCCAAGATCCTGTGCTATTACTCCAGTTAAAAGTTTTATCTGTAGTTCCTTTTAGTGTTATTCCACCACCATCTGCGGCGGTATCGGAAGGAGAAGATATATTTGCTAATTCAATATTTTTATCTTCTACTATTACCGATTCAGCACTTACTGTTACGGTTGTTCCGTTTACGGTAAGATTTCCAGAAACTACTAGATTACCAGATACCTCAATGTCATCCTCTGTTGTGATGAGTGTATTAGAATCTTGTAATAAATTTAAAGATGAGCTAACCAATGCTCCATTATCATCCCTAAAGTAGAATACTCCACTTATTGGATCTATGGCTATTTGATTAGAGGTAATACTTGGTGTAGCCACGGAAAGCCTTTCTTGAATTAATTAGAAAGTGCCACCATCTATTGTGTCACTCCATGCTGGAACTCCAGCTACGACTTTCAAGAATTGACCACTGCTACCTATTGATAACTTAGACAATGTATTTGCTGCACTTGCATAAATTATGTCTCCAGTTGTATAGGTTGTAAATCCAGTACCACCTTTATTTGATGCTATTGTGGTTGCGCTCCAAGTTCCTGAAGTTATAGTACCAACAGTAACAATGTCATCATCGCCAGAATATGTGCCAGCTGCAACGTTTGCCAATATTGAACTGTAAGCTTGAACGTTTGAACCAATTGCCAAACCAAGGTTTGTTCTAGCATCTGATGCAGTTGTTGCCCCCGTACCACCATAAAAGACTCCTACAGCGGTAGCACTCCAAGTACCAGTTGCAACATTTCCAAGTGAGGTAAGACTAGAATTAACTACACCAGAACCAAGAGTAGTATTGCTTAATACTGTTGTTCCAGCAATTTCATAAACTTTACCTGTAGCAAGATTCATATTTTCAGATGATGTCCAAGCGTCTGTTGCATCAACCCAATTAAATGTTTTATTAGAATCACCAAGAACTGTTATACCCGCACCATCAGCAGTTATATCTGTTGGTGATCCTGTATTTGCAAGAACGATATTTTTATCTTCTACTACCAAAGTTCCAGTGTTAAGGGTTGTTGTATTTCCTTGAACTATTAAATCTCCAGTAACAGTAAGAGTATTTCCAATTGTTACATCATCTGGAAGCCCAATTGTAATAGCTCCAGTATAAGGACCAGAACCAGTTCCAGAAACAGTGATTTCATTTGATGTACCAGCTATAGAAGTTACACCAAGGTTTGTTATTGCTAATTTTGAATTAGCGTCATCATAAGAAACAGAAACACCTGAATGAGTTGCGTTTGTAAAAAGAACAGCAGCTGCATCTTGTGCATCTTCTGTAAATCCAGTAATTTGCCCAGCATTGATATTAATTGTAGTATTTCCAGCTGCAGTCAGTCTTCCTTGAGCGTCTACTGTAAATGTAGCAACGGTGTTTGCTGCCCCATATGAACCAGCTGTAACTGCAGTGTTATTTAAATCAAAAGAGATAGTTGCATTTGCATCGTCGTATGTTTTTGTAATAACATTGCCATTTGCTAAAATTGTTCCAACTGCGTCTTGGGCAGCTTCGCTAAAATCAGTTACTTGAGAAGCAGTGATTGCAATTGTTTGATTTGTTACAGATGTCAAACGACCCTGTGCATCTACTATAAATGTAGGAACAGTTGTATTTGATCCATATCCACCAGCTGTAACCGCAGTGTTATCAAGGTTTAAAGTAATTGTATCCGTTGTAGCTGCAGAAGTTAATCCAACACCACCAGAAATTGTAAATGTATCTCCAGCTGTAATTGTTTGATTTGATCCACCATCTGCTGCTGCTGTAAATGATTGAGCTGTAACTGTAAGATTTACTTTAGAGTTTGCGTCATCATACGATGCACTAATGCCGCTATGAGTACCATTTGTCAACAGAACTGCTGCTGCGTCTTGTGCGTCTTCTGTAAACCCAGTAATTTGACCAGCGTTAATGTTAATCGTTGTGTTACCAGCTGCAGTCAAACGACCTTGCGCATCAACCGTGAATGTAGCAACGGTGTTTGCTGCACCATAGGATCCAGCTGTTACGGCTGTATTATCAAGATTAATTGTAATAGTGTCAGTAGCTGCTGCAATAGAAGTTAAACCAGTACCACCAGCAATTGTAAGAGTATCGGTACCTGTTGCGATAGTGACGTTGCCAGTATCTCCAGCTGCTGTAAATGTCGTACCAACATTAGCTATTTGGCCGCTGATATTAGAAACTGCATTGTCAACATAAAGTTTTGTTGTAGCATGTCCGTTAGCTGTTGGAGTAGGAACTATCGTAACACCATTAAATGTTTTATTTCCAGTTATAGTTTGATCGGTTCCAAGTGAAACAAATGCGCCAACACCAGCAATTGCTGGAATGCTATTAGCATTACCGTCACCATCGTCTCCATAACCATAATAAAGGGTATTATCAGCTTCGTTAAAAGCTAATTCAGCGTTCTTAAGCGAACTTGGGGCACCAGCAGCGCCTGTACCAGATCTTCTTTTAATTCTAACTATATTTGCCATTTAAAAATTTCCTCCATTAATTGAAATTTCAGCGCTTTTTGTCAAGTTACTTAAAGATTTATTAACCCAACCAGATTCTGTATAAACCAATATATCCTTAGTTCCAACATCAGTTATAGTAACATCCCCTAAGCCATTTAAACTACTAATATTTCCTTCTAAAGAAATTATCCTATCTTTAACAGTAAGATGAGAACCAGCTGGGTTAACACCTAATACTGTTTGTAAAGCTTCTACAGCGTCATTTAAATTTGCGTGTTGCTGATGATGCGGAACGGTAACTGAATTTAAAGCATCGTTTGCTGTTGGGTTTATTAAAATATCTAATTGACTTGGATAATTTGTTGCCATATATTTTCCTATATAGTAATAATCTTAGTTGAATCGTTATTCCATTGTAAAGCAATTGTAGATGGTTGAAGGGTTCCTGGAAAAGGAAGACCTTCTGATTCATCTATAAAAGATATTAATCTAGATTCTGCATCCGTAGTACCATGTTGATATAGTACTATTGCTTGGAAAGCAGAACCATTGTAATTTTCGGATAGATCATTTGCGTCTAGTGTACCTAAAACATTAGTAATATTTGATAAAGATGAACTTTTGTACACTTTAGCTAATGTTGGTATGTCCGATAAAAATTCATCAGTATTTTCACTTGGCGTGTAGTTATTTGTTTGTATAAAACAAACTTTAAAATCATTTGATTCTATATTAATT